CAACGCTCTACGAGCGAATTGGTTCAAGCGGGAAGTACTGCGATCTCTCGGTGTAAGCCAACGAATGTCGTCGCCGATCTTGCAACCTTTCTCCTCGAACTCCGCAATGATGGGTTGCCCCATCTTGTTGGATCTTCCATTTGGGAGAAGAAAATCAAATCCGCCAGGAGTGGCGGAGATGAATATCTGAACGTTGAGTTTGGTTGGAAGCCAATGATCAGTGATATCCTGAATGTTATTCAGAGTATCACCCACGCGAATACTGTACTTTCACAGTATGAGCGTGGTTCCGGATCATTGACACGGCGAAGGTATTACTTTCCTGTAGAGAGGACGTCCACAATCAGCACTGTTGGAAGCGGTAATCCGGCTACTTATCCGGACGCTTCCCCAATGCTTGACTCTGGATTGTCCCCGGGGACGACGTATAAACTTCGGACGACCTACCGTCAGGTATGGTTTTCCGGAGCTTTCACATACCACTTGCCTTCCGACTTTAACAGTCGGAATAAGCTTGTGGCCCTTGGGGCGAAAGTCAGGACCCTTTTGGGTCTTGANCTTACCCCTGAGGTTTTGTGGAACGCCGCTCCCTGGTCTTGGGCTGTCGACTGGTTTTCCAATGTCGGAGATGTGTTGTCTAACTACTCCGATTGGGCCACCGATGGCTTGGTGATGAAGTACGGTTACGTAATGGAACATAGTTCCGTACGTGAGCGATACTATAGTGACGGTCCGGGGAGGTTTAAAACAGCCTTCCCGAAGTTGGACCGCCCGACACCTATCGATGCTTGGGTGGAAACCAAGCAACGAGTGGTGTCGTCACCATTTGGGTTCGGACTTGACTGGTCGGGGATGACACCCCGCCAATTGTCCATCACTGCGGCTCTGGGTTTGACCCGGAGCCGTTAGTGGGAACCGTATGTTTGCCAATGCCGAAAGGGATCCAAGACCTGGATCCTAGGAGTGATGCCTGTGGCGTTTACTGATCCATTGTCCATCACGATTTCGGGGACAACGTCTTCCCTCCCGCGGACATTTATGCGGGACGATGAGACGGTGTACTCGTCATCGGATGGCCTCATTCAGGTGTCTGCCGCCCACGACAGTGGGCGGAGAAACAGGCACGTGTTGAGGGTCAACCATTCCAAGGTCTCGGCCGATCCGTTTAAGCCAGCGGAGAACGTGAAGAACTCCATGAGTCATTACATGGTGTTCGATCTGCCTCCGGTTGGCTACACGGCGACCGAGATTCTGGCGATCTACACGGGGTTTAAGACCCTGTATACCGCCGGAACGGATGCGATCATCACCAAACTTCTTGGTGGTGAGTCGTAAGGATCTGTCGAACGAGGGTTGGATTGGCCATGAGTCGGAAGACTCAGAGCCCGATCTTTCTCGCGTTCGACCTAGTTCGTTCCAGGCGGATGAGGACGAAGGACTCACTCTCTACTTGAAGGTCGACTATAAGGTCGTCCTGATAGTAGTGGTGATCCTAGACCTCGTCCATTTCTCCCTAAATGAGATTGTTGCCCGAATAGTATCGGGTAATTAGTCTCAGAAAGGGAGCCTGGAGGAACCTGCCGGTAGGCAGTCCTGTGGTCATTGCAGCGGAGCACGGTTGATAAGACCGTGAAGCTGCGATGTTGAACGCACCAGGCTATGGATTCGATTACCTTCCTGTGAAAGGAGGGGTCGATGAAAAGCCTGATGTCACTCTGGTCCCAGGTTGCGGCGGAAGCCGCAACCCGATGCTGCACGAGTGCCACTGCTGACATTAATACCGCCAGCAGGCGATTCGAACACGAGGGGGTATCGTTTTTGACGATTACTCTCCCGGCCTTTGGCAAGTCATTTGAGAAATGGCTTGATCAAGGGTTTGTTGATCCCATCCCAGCCTTTCGAGGCTGGAAAGGTCTCCCCCGATTTCTCGGAGGTTTCCTGGATCGAGTGTTCGATCGGTGTAGTGGCTTGTTGCTCGAAGATTACTGCATCGAGTCAGTCTCCGCTATTCGACAGCTAACGCTGTTTGAAGCGAAGATTGCCCTCCCGTGCTCAAAGGCGCGGGTGAGGCAAGCGATGCGAGAATTTATCGAGTGTGAACAGGAG